CATGCGTAGTCCGCATGACCTAGCTGGATGTTTTGAATCAACACTTTGTGGACGTGTGCACGTGGATGGCCGCAGAAGGTTGTTTTTTGGAATTCAGTTACAGACCGAGGATCAATCACCTCCATTACAAACATGAGACCTTTTTCATGTCAAAGTCTTACGCAGGTGTGATGTGTTTGAGGAATGCGTTGAAGAAGGCAGTTGTCTCTGGACTCGCTGGAGGACGTGCGGGTGCACCCTCTGATGGTGTTGTTGGAACCCTGATGGATCCCATCACCTTACGTCCCACCGTGAACACTGTGAACAGCAGGGCAACAATGATAGCACCGTTCAGGAGGAAAATAAACCATGACCCGTAATCCATTGTCTCCTCACGAGTTCGCTTGTTCTTGTTGATCTGGTTGCGAATGTCATCGATCTGCTTACCGAATGTGTTGACTGAATACTCCACGTCATCCTTAACAGAGAACAGGTTATCCTTCACAGAGTTGATCAGGTCAATCGTATTCTGCTGTTGCTTTCCCTGATTGTTCAGGAACAGGTACTCATCAATGTATCGGCCCCTGATTGGATTGATCTCGTTCTCAAATGCTTTGTCTTTGAGATACTCAACCTCCTCTTCGTTGTTCGTTAGTGTTAGGTACTCCATCTTAGCCGAGTTCTCGGCAGGACCACCGGGGTCCGCCTTTGCGGCTGCGTGCCACCGATCAGCTGCTAGTTTGATCTTCTTGCTGTGATCAATGCTACCATCTACGATTGTCAACTCTTTCTTATACCGATCCGCTTCGGCTGAATATTGAGAATACAGAGTGCCGTCTTGCCCCTTCAGTGAATTGATGTCAAACGGTTGACTTGCTGTTTCATTCGATTTCAATACAGCTGGTTGTGGATTCAAATGAACTGACACAGTAGGATCATCCTTGTTCACACACCGCTGTGCACCAGCGACGAGGCGAAGTTCATAGTTTGATGTGCATTTCATCACGCACTGGAATGGTGTCGTACCCTGCGTCGTCTCCATCGGGCATTTATACTGCGAATTGCCCACGCCCATTATCTATTGGAGAGATAGATTGCGAATGACAGTCCAACACACATTGTGAAGAAGGCGATTCCATGGACAATCGACGACGGGAGAAGCAGGTACTCGAACAGTGTGATGACGATGAAGAAAAGGCAGATCTGAAGTACCTGAATGTTCTCCTTAGAAATCTTGCCGATCTCGAGTTTTGCGTTCATGATATCAACGTTCGGCTGTGTGGGTGGACGAAGGGGCTTGAGTGTCTCAATAGCTTCAGAGTAGACGTCAGCGAGCTGATTGGACGACTTGATCTTTTCGTGTGCCGCGGCAACTTCATTCGTCTGAACAGAAGACTGTGTGGCCTGATCTGCCCGAATTCGTCCCGTCAACGTGATGAAGTCGGTGAGAAACCGGGCCTGCTCGGCCGCGAACGCTGTATTCGTCGTCCCCTGTGGGATTGCCTGAAGGCGAACTGAATAGCGGTTATCAGTTGTGGACACACACCTCTCGACACCTGCCTCGTTGATGTATTTGAAGTCAGGAGGACACGTAATACGGCACGTACTCGACAGTCCAACTTCGAACCCGGAAGGACAACTCATTACTTATTCGCAACAAACGGTCTGAGCCCACTAAAGATTGTACTAACGAATCGGGCATCACGGGCCCCCTGCTGGCTCTGTCCGTTACGGGCATACGGAACGTTGATCACCTTGCCACTCTGGATAAACGGTGCGACCGTAGCCGCCATCCGAACGAAGCGAGTGTATTCGGATGCATCAACACCACGCATGTGACGAGCCGTAGCCCCTGGTTCGTAGAAGGATTGTGACACTGGCATTTTATTACTCAATAACAAGATAATGATTGGGTGGCTCACTGCCCTCTTGTTTGCTTTGATCACGGTTGCATCCTTATCGGTTCGCGAACACGCGAGCGACCTCACAGCCCCAACCCCTCCGGGAGATGGTGATACAACTGTGCCCCCCGAATACCAGACGTTACTCGACGCATACGTCAAAAACTACAAGCTCTACAAGGAGAAGGGCGAGGCACCGTATAAGCAGGCGTACGAAGCCGCAGAGCAGCAGATTCAAGCGTCGCTTGACATGATGCGAAATGGGATTACCCAGAATCAGTTCTTTATTCAGTCGTTCCTCGACGATTATCAGGATACGAATCCCGAGCTAGAAGAGCTTCACCTGAAGTCGAAAAAACTTCAAGAGGAAGGTCCTAAGGTTGCGGATGAACTCGCAGCATCCACCGCAGACAGGTCACGTCCCCTCGACACCACGGGGATCATCATCCGAATTGTTGTATTGTTCGTGATTACAGGTGTAACGATTGCGATCAGTGCGTTCGCATAACAAGGGCGACCAATACGAGGCTCGCAATGAAAAAGCCTGTCCCATACAATCCTAGTTCCGAGTTGTGCTTCTCTGAGGTGGTTTGGTGAATACGGCGTAAGGTCTCCATCTTATCTGTTCCGGTAAGCAATCCATTGTAATCCCGCTGAATCTCCATGATGCGACGAATCAGCTCCTGCTGCTGGTCTTCGTGAGATGTCTTGGCAGATAGTTCAAGCATCTCAGATAACGTGTCCCTCATCTTCTGCTTCGCAGCTGCAATGGCAGGTAATGCACTTGAGTCATTCTTCTTCAATGCGTCTGCGACAAGCTTATCATAATACGCTTGCTGTTCCTGAAACTTCTCTTCCAACTCATCCATTATGTCTAGGCAACATTTACGTCAGCAACGCAATACCGATAATAGATGGACTTGCCCACCGTATCGCTATGACGCGTGATCTCAATGATATCTCCAGGCACAGCACCGATGATACGGGCTTGGATATCCTGCGAATCAATGCACGGAAGCTGAAACTCTGGGTTCACAACACGGTTCTTCTCGAGTACAATCTTTGCCTCGTCTGGCTTCAGGATTCGGTGAGGAACCGACATCCTATGCGTGGTAATATCCATCTGTAGCTCACGGAGGTGGAAGAACAGAACCTTCTGAGTTCGGATTGCGTTCAATAGGTTCTCGGACGGTGCACTGCGGGCTACGATTGTCACGCCATTTGTGTATCCATTGTCAGCTGCAAACTTGGTGAATGTCAAGGCATCACGCTCAAGCATCTTCTCCTTCTGACTGAAGATGACCAACATGTCACCAACTTCATAGATGTTTGCAGTGTCCTTGAAATCAGAGGTAACTGACTTTGTCTCGGTACCAAGCTTACGACGCTCGAAGTAGATGCGAAGGGTCTTCAATGCCCTTTCTTCTTCCATTGTGTCCTTGTATTCTTCTAGACACGAAAGAGTTCGTTTTTTCTCGCCTGAGAAGAACAATGCTTCACATCATCGTTCTTCTTTTAGCAGTCGCAGTCCTCTGGGTTGTATGGAAGCTCTCGGGGGCACAAGAGAAGTTCCAGCCCGAGATGCTTGATCGTACGCAGGATCAGCGTACGCAGGTTCTTGAGCACTCTTCGTACGAGCAGCGGACGAACCATATGCCTCGCAACTCCTACGTAGAGCCGGCCTCTGGGATGGCGACGCCGTTCCAGGTGAACGCATATAAAGCGTTGATGTGAGAAGAACCAATGAGTAAAAACAGAATTCCACGGGCACTCCGCGAACAACTGTGGTTATGTAAGGTAGGTCGACGGTTTGATACGAAATGTAAGGTTGCCTGGTGTACGAATACAATCAATGTGTTCGACTATCAATGTGGCCACAACATCCCCGAAAGCAAGGGTGGTCCGACAACTCTCGATAACCTCGAGCCGATCTGTTCACGGTGTAATGTCAGTATGGGCAATCAATATACGTTTGATGAATGGAACACTAAGTTCGCATCTCAGATACCGTGGTGGAGACGATGGTTCAGGTGAACCGGCTCTGGGCTAGTTCGACAAGATCATGCCTACCAGCCCTACGTGCATTCTCCATGAAATGAACCTGGATCGCATAATGATCCTCTACGTTTGAATGATAATTGGTAGCACAAGAGAAGTAGTCGCCGAAATAGAGAGTGAACCACTCTGGATGCTTATCGTACAGATAGGTGAACACCTGCTCCTCCGCATGGCCTACCCCGACCGAAACCTGTTCAAATAAAATTGAAAACATTCCTGCGTACACTCGATCAATGTAGGATTTCTCGACTGTAAATACAGTTGCGGCAATTCCACAGCAACACGCAAGTCCGTTACGTTCCTTCATTGGATACATGTCATCATGTGACCGGTAATGGATGTAGCAACATGAAAACTTTGGGTTCGGTCGCTCGATAAGTGCGGGAACAGCCGTCGAGAATGACCTCATCACATGACTACCGCCCATATCAACCCATGCGAGATGGGTGCCTGGGAATGCGTTCTTTGCGAGGAGCATTGCCTGAATCTTAAACATGCACAGCAGGAAGTAGGATGCAGTATTACGAGGGTCAGGACTTGGGTTCGTCTTTCTATTCTCGGTGATGATCGGCCACAGCGTCTTGTAAAAATCATAGTCCGTCAACTCCTTCTCGATAAAGACAGTCGGGTGAACGCGAGATCCTTCTAGAAACGGGCGTGTTTCAGAATCGCAGAAGATAACCATTGGATAGGGAAGATCGAGAGTTGGCTTCCCATTCTTTACATAGAATTCGGGTGGACGAACGTTCTCTGTTGCATCAGGAAGCTTCCTCAAGTTGAAAAACATAGATACGATTGTCGTCATACCTAAACAATCTGCTTTCAGAGTAAACGTTTACGAGAACAATGCATGCGTTTTATATCAATCTCGACCACCGTACGGATCGCCGTGCGGAGGTCGAAAAGGAATTTGAAGAAAAGGGTCTGACCGTTGAACGGTTTCCTGCTACACAGTATAGCCCTGGTGCAATCGGATGTAATTTATCGCACATTGGAGTGCTGAATCTCGCCAAAGAGAGAGGCTATGAATCCGTCATGATCTTCGAGGATGACTTTCAGTTCTTGATTTCGAAGAGTGAGTGGGACGACCTCATCGCTAGGCTACCTGCTAGCTATGACGTCGTGATGCTCTCTTACAATCTTGTCGCCAGCACGCCTCATGATGACACGTTCCATCGCGTTCAGGAGGTTCAGACAACGAGTGGGTATATTGTTCATTCAAGGTTCTATGATAAGTTGATCGCCCGTTGGGAAGAGGGTGCTAGGTTGTTCATGCAGAACCCTACGATGGATTGGGTCTACATCCTCGATCAGTATTGGAAGCCTCTCCAGCCAGACGCCGAGTGGTTCGCATACAAGGTCCGCATTGGAAAGCAGCGGCCCAGTTTCAGCGACATTGCGGGTCGGTTTGCTGAACGCGACACATGACTGACCTCGTATACTCTTGTTGAAACATGGGTGTGAATACACGTGTAGCAAAATACATTGCGTTTCCAGCAATTGCTTTAGCATCTTCGTCGTTGTTCACGAGCCACTCGAGCTTCTCGGTCAAGTCGGATAAGTCGTACTGAATCGGAACGTAATGAACCATAGGAATCAGATACTTGCGAAACCAATAGTCGTTGTCTGGATGTGTCACCATTACGGGGACAGATCCGGATCCAAACACCCATTGATGACTCGACGCGATACACGCACCGTCGATGATCAGGTTATACTTGTACCGAACTTGATCCTCAATCTTTATTCTCTCATCGAAGTGTTCCTTTGGAAGCACTGCGTCGTTCTCTGGCCATCCACCGTAGACAAACCGGACGTCGGCATTTGGGTGGGAAAATAGCTGATCAATCGCCTTTGCCCGAATTGATGGACGATCAAATCCACTCGATCCTCCACGCCAGACGATCTTCGGCACACGGTCCTCCCACGCAACGTCAGGAAATGTAGGCAGGCCATTTGCGAACGTATCATCATCCAGAGGCAGAAGAACAACTGGTCGAGTGACTTGTCGCGTACAGAGAGTACAGATCACTGGACGAGTTCCAGGTACAGCATGTGCCTCAATCTCTGAAAGTTTTCGCTCGGGAGTGATATCATTCGTCGTTCTCCCAAGAGAAGTGATCATTCGGTCGTACTCTTGATTTCCCATGATTCCGTCTGACAAGAAGAAGAGTGCTGACATGTTGTTCTCTTTCGCACACTTGTCTACGAATTTGCAGATTGCCTTATCTCGTTTACAGCTGCTATACTGCCCGTCCCAAGGGGCCCGAAGATCCGGTGGAACATACACAATGCCAGAGCGGGGCACGCGAATGATCGAATCGTCGTGATTTGCAGAGAACCACGTTGGAGACCATCCGCACGATTCGAAGTATGCCCACACGTTAACCTCCCAGGTCAGAACGGGGAGGCGGGGGAACTTCCTTTTGTACAAGTCGTAAAAGTCGATAAGAGACTGTTTGTCACCTAAGAAGAACCCGCCACAGAAACGCCAGTTTACAGCCGAGAACCCGTACGATCCCTTTCCAGTACAGCCGGGAAAGTACAAACATGACTCAGGAAAGCGGTATGTCGAAAGGTCGACCAGTGTGTTCACAGTGTTCGGATCTCTGAACACGTGACAGACATTGAAGTCGATCCATGCGTAATGGGTTGTAGTGCCTACACGAATTGCCCGATCAACAAGCTCTGCTTTCGAATTCATAAGAATGAGGAAGTTCCGCGTATCGTGGGGAACATTCCGCACATCCGGAAGACCGGGTGGTGCTACAGCGTGGGTGTCCAGTTGACTAAGTGAGATCTGTTCAATCACTCCATTACGAACTGTGAACTTACCCGCGTGTTCCGGACTGCAGAAGACGTGTAGCCGAATTCCAGTTGCCTCAAGTTGTTTGAATAGTTCGATTCGCCTCTCATCTGACTTATCAGCTGGTCGGTCTTCATGTAAGTTGAGGAAGGCAGTGACAAACGTCACTGTCATTTATGAGAAAGCGGTTTATCATATGAAAGTAATAATGCCTTCATTGACAATTGAACTAGTTGGCGGTCTTGGCAATCAATTGTTCAAGATGGCTGCCCTTTTTCATATTGCAAAGCAAACTGGGCGAACTCCGTGTATTAAGAATCTCACAAACCCGTCGCCACACTCAAAAGAATCCTACTTTGATACGATCTTCGCGTCGTTCGCCAATCTCTATTCTGTGTTGCATCCAACGATCCGATTGGTAGAACCTACGATGTCGTACACGAACTGGTCTAACATCGTTAGGTTTCATATGAACGCAGAGATAGATGGGTATTTTCAAGACTATCGCTATGTCGACGAAGACTTTGTTCAGAGGCTACGGTTTCCGACAGGTATCGTTACCAAGTATCCTGGTGTCTACGATGCAGTATTCCTACACATTCGCGGAGGAGATTATGTGAATCACTGGCTCCATGACCTTGGACTTGATGAGTATTACAAGAGGGCGATTACTCACTTTCCAGGGGCCCATTTCTACGTTGTCACAAATGACCTTGGATATGCACTCTCGCGTCCTTTCCTCGAAGGGATCAAGTTCACAGTCATCATGGAACCTGAGCTTGATACCTTGTTTCTCATGAGTCAATGTGCTGGAGGTATTTGTGCGAATTCAAGTTTCAGCTGGTGGGGGGCGTTCCTCAATCATACGCGAAAAATTGTGATGCCAGACCGTTGGTATACCGATCCCAACATCCCGACGGAAGGGTATTATTTTCCAGGTGTCATCAAATGTCAAGTGTCATAACCTTCGAAGGCGGTGGCGGTGGCAGCGTGCCTGCTGCCCGATGAAGAAGGACTTCATCCCATGCTGCTTGAAGTGCGGGGAGATGCGTAGGTAACCAGTTCGGATCCTTGGGTAGAAACGCCTTCTTCGTCGAAGCCAGAATCCAGAAGACGTATTGCGGATCCTTACTCTCAATCTCTGCACGCCATGTGTCGAACTCAGTCGTCTGCGGCTTGTACTTCACTGTATCGTCATCAAAGACTGCGAAGACTCCCTTCATTACGGTAGACCGAACCCACTCGGAGGAGAACACCTTCTTGAAGCGAAACTCCACATATTCGCACTCGTCGATTCCAGTACACTCCATCTGCATCTGCATTTGATGAACGTAATCCTCTGGAATACCCGCTGTCTCTGGTCGCGAGATCGGACACTTGAACTCAACCAGTCGTCCACGGCGACGAATGTTATCATCCTTCGGAAAGATGATCCCGTCCGGTGAAGCACCTAGAAAGGAATAGACCGGGTGCTGAACACATGACACGTCTACAATGGAACAGTTCGTCTCTTCCTCAAAGATACCCTTTGCAATAGGCTCAAACCGGGTTCCCCACACCAATGCACCGGCCGACGGACCACTCGACTGCGGCTTCTCCAACTTTCCTACGATCAGAGACCTACGTGCCTCACCACCAGCGAAGACCTTGTGGACCTCGGAACCAGTTATCATCTCACCTCGCTTTGTATGCCACTGAGTTGTGCGTTGATCATTCTCGCCGTAGATACGGATGGTTCTGCGTACACAACGGTCACGCATCCAAATATGTCCAAGTTCACCTTTCATGGCTGTCTCAAACGCTGCGAACACTGTGCGTCTAGCCTGTGTATAGCTCACAGGTCCAATGAGTGTCAGCAACATGATGAGTGGCTTGAGTCGTTTCTTCGGCCGAGTGTAAGGAGGATCCCGAAGCCATTCAAAGACTACTGCATCCATTCAGTTGCGTTCTATATACGTATCCTTCGAAAACTCATTTTCAGCTCTGAAATACAGAATCAGTATGGAGACGATTCAAAGTAAGGAGCAGTGGGTTCTCCACAGACTCGAAGGATTCTACTCAAAGCCCGAAAACTTCCAGCGTATCGAGGATATTCTTACGGGTAAATCACGCCTCAGTCTGCGTCTGCTCGACTGGTTTGTAACCAACTACTCGAAGAAGTACAACGTGTCCTTTATGACGAAGGCAAATCACCACGTGATTGTGTATCTGGTCTACAAGTCACATCTCAAAGCGTACAACAAAAAGATGTTCGATCCTTTCTGTCGGTGGAAGCGGATCCAGTTCCGTGGTCTTGACACCACTGTGGGTCAGCTGAACTTCTTCGAGTGGGTGATCCAGGATGAGATCCTCGATTACCTCGATGCGAATTATGACGATGTCCATGCTGACATGGAGGAGTGTTCGCAGGTCATTCAGCCGAAGGAGGGCGAGCGTCGTAAGCGTCATGAGTTGAGTCGGTCGGCTACGAAGTCTGTTCGGATGCACGATGTTCTCGTTAAGGTTACGTTCGATTAGTCTGGTGGGGTAACAATGTTCTCAACAATTGATCGTTCGATTGTCTATGAGGTAGGCACAGACATCACCGAAAACGACATCAACATCGTGTCTGACTTGTGGACGATGGAGGATCGACAGGTTTATCGCGGTGCCCGTGATCCGAACTACACGCATGCGAATGTCTACTGGCTGTATGATCCCGATAGCCTTGATCGAGTTGGATTGTCTGAACACAAGCTCGATGACCCGAGTGATGTCGCCCTTCTGTGGTACAAAGAGAACCCGTTCAGCACCCTTCTACAAGAAGATGGTTGGGTCGAAGGCGAGAGCTTTTGGAGTAAGGTTCCGAGTCATGTCTATGAACAGTGTCTCGCAGAGGGTTGGACAACACCTGCAGCTGTCGCTGAACGATGCCTGCGTGGATCGACGCGTGTTGTGACAGTTGATACATTGATCGCAAAGCCGAAGGTCTACTCGTGTGCGAAGTGTAAGACAAAGTCCTTCACAAAGTCCGCATGTTCCACCGAGTCAACGCTAGACTTTCCTGAAAAGGAAAAAGTTTGGTTTATTGATGAACGTATGGTTGTGTATACTCCCCCCGCAGGGTCTAGTGTTTGGTCGATTATGCAACCGCAGTCGCCTTCCGACCCTTCTTCACAGCCGGAGGTGCAGACGGTGCCGGTGCCGACGGTGGCGTCGGAGGGCGAGTCTCCTCATTCGTCTCCTCCGGAAACGCATCCTCAGTAGCGATGTCAAGCTTCGCGGGGCGGTCCTCCTCATCCTCCTCAGGCTCCTTGATGTCAGCGAACGCCGCCTTGGCACCCACCCGCTGGGGCGGGAAGACCTTCGCGAGAACGACACGCCACGTGACACCGCAGCCAGTGCCGGTCACGTAGATGGACGGCGTGATGACCATGCGGCCCTCGAATCGCTTCGGGAAGACCTGCTCGAGGTTGTCGGGCGTGAGCTCGATCGTGTTCCCCTTCTCATCAACCGCGTCCATCCCG